GAGTATGTTTTGTATGCTCCAAAGTTAGTTTCTTGCACTCGTGGGTCATGGACTCCGGATTATCGGATATATACTAAATCAGTACCGACCAAAACAGACATCAAGCTCACTGTGCAGACACGGGTATGTCGGTTGCAGGAGTTGACGCCTATGGAGAGGATAATGAGCAGTGGCATCGAACGTTCTCATTTGTTGGATGTGTACGATAGAGTGGATAATGAACACAGGAGATTTCGGGAATACTGGAACGCCCTCTACACCAAGCCACGCAAGACGGCTGATGGGAAGGGGTATGTCTGCTACCCATACGACAGTAACTATCCTGATGGATGGAGTTTCGACATTGAGTTGGATGGTAGCACTGAATACAAAGGCTTACCGCTCACAATCCACGCTAATTGCATGGTGGAGGTGAGGAATTGGACAAAGGAGATGATATGAGTGAGAAAATAACGATAACAAGAGAAGAGCAACTTTCGGAATGGGTAAAAGGAAATTCTCTGCATAATATTAATACCGATGAGTGTTGTCCTGATTTTTCTTGTTGTAGAGGAAAAGAGTTTATAGCTGATAAGCCAACAAGAATAGAATTTCAAAGGGCATATCTTTCTAAGGATGAGGGGAAAGTAAACGCAATGCTTATGATGTTTTTATCAAGCGCACTGTCATCTTATAAAGAAAAGGTATATATTACGGGAGAAACGCAGGAAGGTGGGTTGCAATGAGTGAGAAAATAACGATTGGACCGCCGACAGAAACCGTGCTATTCGAGACAAACAAAATAGTTAAGAAGCAGAACGCACTCATCAAAGAGCTTGTCGATGCGTTGGAAAAAGCGCACGAACTATACTGCTCATACGATGTGATGCAACACTTTAACGATAGCGAGCTTGTTGATTGCCGATTCATTGACCAAGTACTCGCCAAGTTCAAGGCATTCAAGGAGGGGAATGCTGACCCCGAGAGCGGTGATAGGCAGACGATATGTGAGCCAGATGTGTGTCCAAATTGTGGAAGCACATATACCGTACCAACAAGAACTAAACAGTTTCAAAAGTTTGGTCATAGAGACTGTCTTGATTGCGATACCGTATATAACCCAGACACCGATAACGCAGGAGGGGATGATGAATAAGAAAGTAAAACATAAGTGTGAAGCTAATGTTAGTGATGGTTGGGCGCAAGGTTGTCATAAATGTGGCGTTACCGCCAAATATGTCCGTGACGGTAAATGGTATTGCAAGCGACACGACCCAGTAGCTATAAAAGAAAGGGAGAAAAAGCGTGATGAGAAGTTTAACAAGATGTTTGAAGCATCACAACAAAGAACACATCGCCGAGAGGTTGAAATTGCCTATTGCAAAAACATGACCACAAATGAACTCGAAGCTGGGATTAAATGATTACAGTCATTAAAATATACACAGCAACATGTGGAAATTGTCCATATTCCAGAGAACTTATGAATTTTTATGAATGCACATTTCACAATTGTAATATAGTAAAATCAAAAACATTGTCATTCAGGTGTATAAATCATCCACACTTAAAAAGGAGAATCAAATGAAAATGTTTATGCTTTGTTTATCTGTTTTGTTTATATTTGCTTGTGAAGGACCGATTGGACCGGAAGGCTTAAAGGGAATTCAAGGTGAGCCATGTGAATTAATAATTCCATCTATCACTGGGACATGGATTGATCCAAATGTTACAGGTGATAAGAAAGTAGGTTTGATCTTCTTTGCTGATGGGACAGCAATGGTTGGATATCTGTTATATAAAGATTCCGATTTTCTGGGTCATATTCCTCTTTACAGATATACATATGATGAAGAAGAGCAAGTGGGATATCTGAAACAAGGTGATGATTTTTACAAAACAGGGAAGAAATTCACAGTAGTATCTGATTCTTTGCTATATGAAGGCAGAGTTTTTTATAAGGAGCAGTCCAATGAAATTATGTGATGATTGCCACAAAGAAATGGAGCTTGAAGAACGAACACTTATCCGACATAAGTATTTACAATCTAATAAATATAATCCACATACACCAATTCATAAAATCGTTTGCAATGAATGTGCAGAGAAATATAGACCACTAACTGTAAGGGGGTGATAACTCATGAATGGGACTAAAAATCCCATGTTGTGTTCGTGAAATTTTTACTTAGTATTGTGCTGGGATTTGGTTCATGGGTGGGCTGAGTTCCAGCTTTAAAAAAAGATTGGAGAAAATAGGGAGATGTCAGATTATCATGAACTTATGGAAATGAAAAAAATAGAACAGCAGTTTATTGGGTTGGCAATAGATGATGCTCGAAGACTTCAAGATTCACAACCAAAGATAGTTAAACTTACAAAATTTACTGCTGAACAAATTGCGATAAGAAAACTCATTGAACTGTTGGCTGATGTAAGAGTAAGAATTAAAGAATTAGAGCGCAAATAATTTAAAAAAAGATTGGAGAAACAAATGGATGAAAATGATGGTATTCAACTCGAAAGAAAGCATGAGCATATAACAGTTATTGAAAAAACAGATGCATCTAAAATAGCTGAACTGCAGAAAAAAGTCGCTGTTCTGGAAGAAAAAGTCAAGAATGCTGGGAAGACTAATGGTAAAAAATCCTAATCCAACTCTCACTGAAATATATGGGAGATTTATTAAAGTAATAAACAAGGCTCTAACGTCAGCCAAAGAAGCTAAAGAACAGATGGATGAAGTTAATAAACTGTTGGAAGAATGGGAGAAAAATGAAAAAGAAATGTAGTCCATCAGGCATTGATTACTATGCAATTTGTGAGCAATGTCAGTGGTTTTGTGCTGCCTGTTGTGGGAATCCATTATTTAAGCAGGAGTTTAATGGCAGCCCGATCACAGAACCGATATGCTTCAAACACTTCGCAGGAGACACTCTGCTTCCTGTCAGGGCAATGAAACTCATGCAGTTGGCTGTTGATATGCAAACACAGTATAATGTCCTTAAAAGCCGTATATTGGGTAAATTCACAGAATCTGACAGTATGCTGGAGTTCTTTGGGAAGGAGTCAAGAAAATGAAAAGAATCTGTAAGAATTGTCGATTCAGAGTTCATGGTGAGGCTATAAATTTTTGTAGGAAAAAGGATTATAATTTCATTGGGAATCAGATACTCACATTGTCTTGTGAATGTTTCGAGCCGGTAATTGAGGATTCTGGGCACTGTCTTATTATGCAGGATATTAAATATCTTGATACTTTAAAACAGCAGAATTTCTTCGAGGTTTGTCAGGAATGTGAGTACTATTCACGACCAAAAGGGTTTAGAGATAACTTTATTTGTAAGCAAAAGACACCACTTGATCGGGTCATTTCTGTAACATTCTTAGAACCAAAATGCATTTTTCATGTAATAAAAAGTAATAATATTGATGAAAATATAAAAAATATTGTTACAAAACTACTCAATGAAAATAAAAAAAACAAGGCAAAAATAGCCAAAATCACCGATATACTGCTCTAAATGTTACAACTTGTTACAAATCAGTTTAATAAAAACAATAACTTACAGAGGTCTGTTACAGAATGTTACAGAATGTTACAAATAAAATAGGTACTTATCTCTATTATATATATATATTTACTAAGAATAATATATATATATGTAACAGAATCTGTGTATTTATACACTCCTATGTGAGTAACTCTGTATATTTATTTCTATCATTCCTCATGTATATATATGTGTTGTTTTTTCTGTTACATTGTTACACATTTAAAAATAATTCTTGTAACTTTTATTATATTAACATACTTATAGAAGAAAAAAAGTGTAACATTCTGTAACATCTTGTAACAGAATGACTATAACTTTATAATAAACATAGTATTAAACTTGTTACACTAAAAATACTTGTATTTTACAGAATATTATGTTATTATTTTATGTATGGAGCAAATCTCCTTGTTTCATATTTTCTTCATTCAGTTCTTCTGGAGTCTCAGATGCTGACACTGGGACTCCATAAATAATTAGAGGAGCAAATGGCAAAGAAGAAAAAAAACATGACTCCGAAAATGAAACGATTCTGTGATCTCTATTTAACCTCTTCAATGGGTAATGCAACCGATGCCGCAAAACGTGCCGGGTATTCAAAAAAAACTGCTTATTCTATTGGTCAAGAAAACCTGAGTAAACCTGAAATAATAAAATACATAGAAAAACGCAGAGCTAAATTTGAAGAACTATTTATGCAAGATGTTTTTGATGTGATGAATAAAAACAAAACAATATCAGATTTTAACATGAAAGATTTGTATGATGAAAACTCAAACCTAATTCCAATATCGGAATTACCGAGAGATATTGCCTATGCGATCAGTTCAACAAAAACGATCAGGAAAAAAGATGGTGAAGAATATGACACTATTGATGAAATAAAAGTTGAAGGAAAATCAAAAGCATTAGCTGAACTTGGTAAGATGAAAAAACTTTATGAAGAATACACTCCACAAGAAGTTATTATTAAGATAGGTTATCCTGATGAGAAAAAAGAAGAATGACAACATATAGATTTGAATTCAATAGAAAAGGAGAAATCAATCCAGTATATGATGAATTTTTATTTAATGAAACACCAATACAGATATTTTTTGGTGGATCAAGTTCAGGTAAGTCATATTTTCTTGCTCAAAGACTTGTATGGGATTTAATACAAGGGGGAAGAAACTATCTTGTATTACGTAATGTTGGAGTATCAATTCGAGACTCGGTATTTAAAGAAGTAAAAAAATGTATTATAAAATGGGGATTAATAAAACATTTTAAGATAAATGAAACAGATTTTAAGATCACATGCAAACTAAATGGCTATCAGGCAATGTTTAAGGGGCTTGATGATGTCCAGAAAATAAAATCAATCACTGCTGATGTTGGAAATGTGACTGATTTATGGTATGAAGAAGCAACTGAGTGCAAGCGTGAAGATTATATCGAGCTTGGAAGACGAACGAGAGGTGATGACGGAAAAGGGAAAATAAAAAGAGAAATATTTAGCTTTAATCCCATGTTTAAAACAAGTTGGATATACAAAGAATTTTTCAAAGGGTGTTTTGATGATGATGATAAACTTTACAAAGATGATAAGAAATTAATATTAAAAACGACATATAAAGATAATAATTATTTAACACAACAGGACGTAAATAGACTTGAAGCATTAAAAGAGAATGAAGAAGATAGATATTCATACGAAGTTTATGTGCTTGGTAACTGGGGTGTGCTTGGTGAACTTGTATTTACAAACTGGATTAAAGAGGATTTAAGTGATATACTTGGTCAATTCGATAATTATAAGAATGGACTTGACTTTGGATTTTCAAATGACCCTACTGCTGGGATAAGGTCTGCAAAACGTGACAATATAATATATATTACTCATGCATTTGGTGGACTTGGTATGGTAAACACTGTCATTGCAGAGAACATCAGAGAAACATTGCCATTGACTGCTAAAGGAATGAGTAGTGAGGAAAAGATTATTGGAGATTGTGCTTCCTCAAAAGATATAGAAGATTTAAGACTTAATTATGGCATTAATATCTATCCATCAATAAAAGGGGCTGGTTCAGTAAATTATGGTATTAACTGGCTGAAACAATACAAGATTATTATTCATTATGAACTTCAGGATGTAATAAATGAGTTTCAATTATATCAATGGACAAAAAATAAAGATGGAGATGTATTGAATATCCCGATTGACAAGTTTAACCATTGGATCGATGCATTGAGGTATGCCTGGAGTGAGCAGATATTAGAGATAGAAAACGAACATATTAATCCAGCAGATTATGGAATATTCGTGTAAACAAAGGAGTAAATCATGGCTGAGAAACAGGAAAAAATAATCGATCAGATTCTTGCATTGACTGATGTTGCGGCAATCATCAAGGAACTCACAAAAGATGATGAATATCTCAAGGATGCTGAGACTAATCAGAAGCAATATGATGGAGATCATAAGATTCTCTTGAGACCTGACAAAAAGGTGGGAAAGGATGACAAAGTAAAGGATGTTCCTGTTGCCAGATTAGTTGCTACATTCCAGAAGGTTATCACAAGTCTTGCTGTTGCATTTCTTGTCGGGAAACCAGTCAAGTATGTTCTTGATTCGGAAGAAAACACTGAAGAAGCATTCAAACAGATTGAAGGAGTATTTGATGCTAATAAGATTCAGTATTTTGATAGGAAACTTACAAGAACAACCATGATTGAAACCAGAACTGCTGAATTGTGGTATGCTAAGAATGAGACTTTCGATGAAGAGAGTCCTGTCCCTGACACTGACCCTGAATATATCGGCTCGCAGATTGGAGTTATGCTCCTGTCTAATAAGCTGGGATATCATATCTATCCACACTTTGACCAATATGGAAACATGGATGCTTTCACAGTTACATATGACATGGAACAGTTTGATACAGAGAAGAACGCTATTGCAACAGTTTCAAGAGTGGATGTTTATACTGCTGAGAATTTTGTGTTCTATTTCAAAGAAGGAGATGCATTCAAACTGTTGGAAACAAAGCCGAATCAGTATGGCAAGATTCCAGTTATATATTATGAGCAGGAACAGGCAGAATGGAAGGATGTTCAGTCACTGATTGAGAGATATGAAGACCTGATATCAAATCATGCAGATGAAAATGACTATTATGCCGCTCCTATGATTAAAATAATGGGGAAATTGATTGAGCCGCCTGATAAAACCCAGACAGGGAAGATGTTGCAATTTGCTGGTGTTCCTTCTCCGGATCAGAAGAAACTTGAATATGGTGATGCATCATATCTGACATGGGATCATGAGCCGGTATCACTGAAGTTGGAACTCGATAATCTCAAAGACTTGATATTCTCAAATACACACACACCTGATATCAGTTTCAATTCAGTGAAAGGACTGACATCCATAAGTGGTATTCTACTCAAAATGCTGTTTTTCGATGCAAGACTGAAATCATTCAATCATCAAGAAGTGTTTGGAGAAGGATTCACAAGAAGATTAAATCTGGTGAAAAAGATGCTTCAATTCACATCAGTTGCAAGTGAAGAAAGTCTTCAGGCTGTGGTTGCTACTCCACAATTCCAAGACCCGACTCCACAGGATATCGCTGAAACCATCACAACACTGTCTGAAGCATTGGCAGGAGAACCTATCATGTCAGAAGATACTGCTCTCAAAAATAATCCATATGTGACTGATATTGCAGAGGAAAAGCTGGAGATGGAAAAAGACAAACAGAGCAAAGAAACTACTGAAGGATTTGAAGCCGGAAGTTTTGATGCTGAATAACCAAGAAATTGTCAATCGAGCAGTCAGAATGATAATAAAGTTCAGGGCTGAGAAAAAATATGAGAAATCTGATGAACTTAGAGACATATTAAAGAAAGATAATGTTACGGTTCAATATCACAGGGATGGTTCTGTCTCATGGAAATATAAACATAGTTTTTGGCAACATATAAATAATACCTGAGTGCCTTGTTCCTTTCAGGCGACCTCATATGGATAGTCCGCCGAAGCTGTCCATTTCGCCATATTAGCAAGGCACTTAAAAAAAGACTTGACTTGATATGAATCATAATATATAATACATACACAACACTGAAAGGAGACCATGATGGGAAAACCAAAAACTCCAGCAGGAAGAAGAACAACACTGACATCAGCACAGGTGAAGAAGCTGACTGGCAAGATTAAGACTAACAAACTCACCTTCCCGGATAATTCCAAAGACAAAGGCAAAGAAGCAATTGACAACCTTGCAGATGCAACAAAGAAAGTTGATGCATCTAATTCCGATCAACTCCACATCAACAATGCCAAAGCAAAGCTGGGTGAATTCTTTAATGCATGGAAGAAATCAGATCACAATCTCATGGCATCACTCACAAATAAATCATGGCTTTTAGACGGTCATCCATTATTCAATGCTGATGGCTGGATCAATTCACATCTCGGTTTCCTGAAACCAATGTCATGGGAGATTGGAGAACCTGTCAGGATTGGTGAAGCAATGATGCAGTTCCCCGTCAAGGCGAAAATCAAACAAGGTGATGGAACAGTTGCTCCCTGCCTCATGAATATTAATATGCTATGTGAAACTGGTGCATATAATCCATCACTTGAAGGGACTTGGGGAGTGAATCCTGTCTCTGTCATGCAAATGAACTGGAATGTAAAATGATAACATGCAAGGATTGTCCATATTGGAAGAGTTCGTCAGAAGAGCAACCATATAGTCAGAAATGGTGGGGGGAATGTTGGGCAAATCCACCAATAAGCGAGGTTACCACAACATCCAAAGCAAATTACACACCAGTACAAGTAACATATCGTCCTGAGACTCAATCTCATGACTTCTGCATGATTCCGAATCAGCATAATCCAAGCATATTCAAACAAGAGGAAATCAAACCATAATATTACTTATATGTATAATTATAATAGTTGCCTGTTACTTCATTGGAAGGAAAATGACATGATAGTATCGATAACTGAGAAGAAAAGCGAAACAGAAGATGAATTCTGTCTGTATGAGTTTGATTGGTGTGTCGGAGTAAAAGAGAATGGTAAACTCCGGGAAATTGAGTTCAGGAATAATAAAACATCAAAGAGTATGACAGTTACAATTAAGAAGACGACTAATATTGATATTACCACAGAAAATGGAAACAAAGTCATGGCTCTTTCTGTTAATAAGGAATAACCTAATGCTTCTTGATTATGAATATAAAAGGCTGAATGAAGCACAGATTATCTCTAAGAACAGAGAGATGATAAAGATATTTAAGAATCTTGAGACTGAATTGGCAAAACTTGTCAATCAGGCAAAGATTAAATATCCAAGTGACTTCACTCAGCGAAACTTTTATAAATTCAATCGGAATCTTGAACTTAAAGTCAAAGCTGTGCTGGCTGAATACTCTGAGAATGCTCTGACATCTATTGACAATGGTGTGAGGTCTCAATGGACACTTGGGAATGACAAGAATGATGATATTATTGGTCAGGTCTCAAGATATACCACAAATGCAAAGCCAGCTATCCTTGCAGAGATGCAGGGACTGAATCTTGTTGCACTTGATCAATTCATCAAAAGGAAACAAAACGGTCTGAATCTCAGTCAAAGAGTTTGGAATTACACAAACACTCAGAATCAGGAACTGCTTGAGACATATCTTGCATCAGGCATCACAAGAGGCAGGTCAGCGCAGAAAATCTCTCAGGATGTCAGGCAATTGCTTAATGATCCTGAAAAACTGTTCAGAAGGGTCAGAGATAAGGATGGGAAGCTGGTTTTAAGCCAATCTGCGAAGGCTTATCATCCCGGTAGGGGAATATATAGGTCATCAGCAAAGAATGCTCGTAGACTGGCGGCAACAGAAACTAACATGGCATTCCATAACAGTGATTTCCTGAGAAGACAGAAACTTCCATTTGTGAAAGGGATATTAGTTAAACTGTCAGCAAGTCATCCGAGACCGGATATCTGCAATTCTATGGTCGGAGCATATCCGAGAGGTTATATATTTGAAGGGTTTCATGCACTATGTATTTGCTTCACAACCACTCTGATGTATTCCAGAAAAGAGGTTGCAAGATATCTAAGAACAGGTGAGTTGGATAAGAGACAATATATTAGATCGATTCCGAAACCGGCAACAGCATATATAAAAAAGCATACTCCAGCATTCAATAAGATGAAGAACAAACCATATTTCCTTGAGAAGAACTTCACAAAAGATTTTAAACTGAGGAAGAAAAAATAAGTGATTGATAGTGTTGACCAAATAGCAAGAGACAGCAATCCAGAAATAGTTCATGACATAATAATGACATATAGATGCCCAACATTTTGTATAACAACAAGAGTAATTAAAGCATACAAGCAAAGTGTAGGACCAGAATATCTCAGTAAATTAACATTAAATAAGGAGAACCACAATGATTGTATATTATATTGAAAAACTAATGAACTATTATGGATGGTATAAAATGCCTCGTTATTATATTTATAAAGTTCAGGATAATGGACATGAAAATCGATGTGGACTCCCCGGACTTCCATATATTTATATGTATTATGAAATGTTAAAATATACGTCAGTGTTGGATCGTTTAAAAATTAAATATCGTATTGAAAAAATAGAAATACAGGCAAAAGGGGAAATTTATCGTTTTCATTAAGGAGGGTAGAAAATCTAACTAAAAGGAAAGAGGCATCAGGTTGGGAAAGGTGCAACGTTGCTTTCAATATTATTCTCAAGCGGCAACACCTCCTTTCAGTTAAATGAGGGTTGGAGTGCCCTCCTTAATAATATAATATAACTTCTAAATAAAAGGAGAACCAAACAGTGGAAATTAATAAAAGGATGAAAGCTGAATTTAAACCATACTGCATTGAAATATATGTGGAGTCTGACAGAGAAGAAAAAGACATTGAAGCAATTTTTAAATATGCGAATAGATATATCAGCCAAAACACACATATTCTTGCTTCAATCATAAATACCATGAAAAACATAATAAATACCTTTAATATCGTTGACTAACAAAAGGAGAAACCATGAGAAAGACACGAATTGCAGTCACATGCCTTGAAGGAATGGATAATTTCCTTCAATGGATCGAACCACTTCAGAAGTATTATGAAATCAAGGTATATATTATCAGAAGCAATGATGATGTTATCAGAGCAGTTGGTTTTGCAGATGTGATATGGTGTGAATGGGCAAATGAGTCAGCTATGATGATAACCAAGTATCTTGAAACAACAAAGAACAAACATGACAAGAAAGTTATTGTCAGACTCCATTCCTATGAAGCTCTTGCAGGATATCCCAGAGAAATAAAATGGGATTATGTCAATCATGTTATTTATGTTGCAGATCATATTAAGGAAATAATCAATACATTCCATAATGAGATGAATATCAATAACAGAATCACAAATACAGTTGTTCCTAATGGCATTGATATCTCTGATATTGTGCTGAACAAAGAGACCTCTGGAAAGAAAATCTGCTCTGTTGGGGCAATATCTCACAAGAAAAATCCTGCAATGCTATTCCAGATATTCAGAGCATTGATTGACAAAGACGATGAATTCAAACTGCATGTTGCCGGAGCATATCAGGAAGCCAGATATGAGATATATATCAACCATATGATTAGAGAGCTCGATCTTGTGGGAAAAGTTGTGATGCATGGCAATGTCAAGGACATGAACAAGTTCTATGCCGACAAGGATTTTTTCTTGCTCACATCAGTCCATGAAGGTCATAATGTTTCGGCTATTGAAGCAATGGCAAGGGGAATTGAGCCAGTGATTCACAATTTCTATGGTGCTGACAAGCAGTATGATGGCGTCATGAGATTCAATACTATTAAGGAAGCTGTTGACAGATTTATTGCTGGTGGGCTGACAGAGAAAGAGTTCAACAGACAGTATATCATCAACAAAGGTTGGACTCAGGATGTTCAGGTCAAGGCTTTTGCTAATATCATTGAAACAACACTTGGAAATGTTATTGCCGGAGATACAGAATGATGACCTATCAACTGACTGCACTGGGAGTGGTTCTTGTTCTGTATTTCTTCTCAATAAGCTGGAGACTGAGATGGACTGAGTTCAAGATGAACATTGCATCTGAAGTCCTGTTGGCAATCGATGCATATGTATCTCAGGCTGGATATGCAAGGAAAGAGAGAAGAAGATTCGAAAGAGGTTGGGTTAGGGATGTAGAACTCAGGAAAGACTATGCGAAAAGGATCGTGTCATGACTGAAAAAATAAAACCTATGAAAAATGGTGTATTCGCTGGAGATTATATTATTTATGTTTGCCATAAATGCAAAAATATTGAACATCCACCTCCTCAAATAACTTGTGATATATGTGGAACAACATTTACAATGTATTCTGGTGAAATAGGCAAAGAATATAATTATAATGACTTTGCAAAGGAATAATTATGACAAAAGTATGGAACTCGATCTGGGATAATTATAAGAATCTATCAACAGAAAGAATCATGGATGAGCCTGCTGGAAGCACTCAGAGAGTGGAGTTTGTTGAACTGTTAATGAAACATATTGATCTGAAAGGAAAGTCTGTTTTGGAAGTTGGAACAGGAACAGGTCAATACAGCATAGAACTGGGAAAACATGGTGCTAATTGCACAGGGATTGACATTGAACAGGGAAGTATTGACCTTGCGAAAAGGATTGCTAGTGACATGGAAGTTGAGAACTGTAATTTTCAGAAATATAATTTATTTGAGTGCAAGAAATCCAACAATTATGATATTGTTTTCAGCATGGGAACTGTTGAGCATTTTAATCAGCATGAAATAATTGCTATGTTTAAAAAGATGGCTGAGATTGGGAAATATGTTATTGTTGGAGTCCCATATTCAGGGTCTCATGCATATATGTTTGCGAAAGAAATGTCAATAGCAAAGGAAACATGGGAATATGGAGTTGAGAATGATTTCTGGAGTTTGCATGAACACTTCCGCAAGTCAGGCATTGAACCAATTCATGAGGAAACTATTGGCTTGGTCTCTGAAGCAATGTATCTTAAGAGAGTGAATCATGCACTTATTCCGGTTCAGATCGCAATCAATGAGCGGAAAAAGAAAGAAGGCAAACCATTTGGAAGCTGGCTCATATCAATAGGGGAAAGCTGATGAAACTTCATCTTGGTTGTGGAATGAATTATTTGGATGGTTGGGTGAATATAGATGTCATGGACAATGCGAAAGTTGATATACACTCTCAAATTGAAGACTTGGATTATCCAGACAATTCAATAGATGAAATTCTGCTGATGGCTGTTTTTGAACATTTCCCCCGCCATGTTGCAATAATGCAACTCCGTAAATTTTATAAGTGGCTCAAGAATAAAGGAATAATCAATGTTTTAGTTCCTGACTTCTGGGGAACTATTAAGAAAATGCAAGAATCAAAAAGCGTAAGAGAGCAACAGTTCTGGTACAGGCATATTTTCGGTCCGCAGGATACAGCTCAATTCGGCACACACTATGATGGGTTTGATGTTAATAAAATGTTATGGATGTTTCAAATAGTTGGATTCAATGAAGGTAAATATATGATGTTTGAACAGTGGCCGAATATAAGTTTCAGGGGCATCAAAGACAAGAAAATCAAGTCTGATGCTGATGCGGAACGTGATATTATTGATTATATGGCTACTTATGAAGCTAAAGTTGAAGGTGGAACATTATTCAAGGCATGGATGGATTCAATGGGACTGAAAGCTGAAAAACCAGATACACCAATATTTGACACTCAATTTGTAAAGGGGAAAGTTGATGACAATAGCAAGAGAAACACTCGTAGATGAAGCAATCAAAACAAGAATCCTTCCCGGCAAGAAAACTATTCTGTATGTTGGAATCAAATATGATTATGGAAATCCAGAGTGGGGATTGAGTTATGAGCATCATAATTTTTACAAGACATTCTTTAATATGGGATATTCCATGATATATTTTGATTATATGAAATTATATCAAATATATGGAGCAGAGGAAATGTCAAAGATGTTGGAAGAAGCAGTTTATTATTACAATCCTGATCTAATGTTCTATTTCCACTTTCATGACTGGATTGACAAAGATGTGTTGAAGAATCTGCCTGTCAAGAAATACATCTGGAATGCCGATGATTCATGGAGATATGAGGCAGAAGAGCCTGTCTGGAGTCTATTTGATACAATTATCACAACTGACACTCCGAGTCACGAGAAACGGCTATCTGCAGGATACAATTCTGTCCTGAGTGAATGGGCTTGCAATCCTTTGTTATATCGTGATATGGGTCTGGAAAGAATATATGATGTGTCTTTCATTGGTAGTAAACACAAAGGCAGAGAAGAATTTATTACGAAACTCAGAGAATCCGGTATTGATGTGAAATGTTTCGGGAAAGGCTGGGGAGATACAGAAAGAATCTCTCAGGCTGGACTGATTAAGATATATAATCAGAGCAAGATTGTATTGAATTTGTCAGCCGCTTCATCAGGAGTTCAGAAGATTCAGGTGAATGCCAGAGATTTTGAAGCTACTGGATGCGGTGCGTTGCTGTTGACGCAGGACAGTCCGGCGATCAGGGAATGTTTCACTGATACCGAATTTATAACGTATAATACTATTGATTTGACGATTGAAAAAATAAAATATCTGCTTGAGTTTGAAGCCACGAGGAAAATGATAGCCAAAGCCGGTCACGCGCGCACTCTCAAAGATCATACATACATAAATCGATTCAAAGCTATTGAGGGGCTGACATGAAAATTGGAATACTTGGAGCAAATGGATTTCTCGGACAGGCACTGTGCAAACAGTTCCCAGATGCTGTTCAGATAACGAGAAACACGTACAGAGATCATGTTCATGAGGAAGTATTTGATGTCTTTATTAATGCAAACGGAAACAGCAGAAAGTATTGGGCTGAAGAACATCCGAACAGGGATTTTGTTGAATCAGTTGTATCTGTTATGAACACGTTTGCGGATTTTAAAATCAAGAAATACATTTATATATCATCATCGGACGTATATGGTGATTCGTTTTATGGGTTTCATAAGAAACTTGCAGAGCAGATTGTCAAAAAGAATTCCAGTAACTATATAATCCTGAGATGTTCTGCGATGATAGGTGAAGGCATGAAAAAAGGTGTTGTGAAAGACTTAATTGATGAAACTCCACTCTGGTTGACAAGAGATTCAGAGGTTCAATTTATCACTGTTAATGCTGTTGCTGAAGCAGTCATAAATATAATATGGGCGGGTACTCATAATGATACAATAGATATTGGTGGGGAAAAAGCTGTTTCTATAAATGAGATAGCAGAAATTCTTGGTGTAAAATATACAGTGAGACCGGATGCACTTACTTATAGACGTTGGATAGGGGCAGGAAAACTTTCCAATATATATCCAGTCAAAACATCAAAACAATACATACAGGAGTTTGCTAATGAAAGAATGGACAAATCCGTATAATCCTTTCAACTCAATGAAAGTATTAATGTATCCAGAACAGTTGCAAGGCTGTGCAGATGGCAACTTCATGCCGCCGATAGTGGCTGATACCGATCCGACAAATAAATGTAATTACAACTGTATTTGGTGCAATGCAGTTGACACAATGGCTGGCAAGAAACACACTATGACAGAGAAACATCTACTTGATCTCGCGGATTTTTACAAGGAGTGGGGAATAAAGTCAACATGTGTTGCCGGAGGTGGCGAACCATTAATGAATCCGGCATTTAACAGTTTCCTTGAACGATTACACAAGAATGGGATTGAGATTGGAGTTATCACAAATGGCTCACTAATGACCGATGAACACATTGAAACGATTGCCAGAACAGCGAGATGGTGTGGATTTTCAATGGATGCTGGATATGAAGACACATATATGAAAGTAAAAGGAATTAAACATTGGGGATTTGCTAATGTTCTTGATAACATAAGCAAGCTCAGATTAAAAGTTGATGAATTGGGAACAAATTGTGACATTGCATATAAATATTTACTTCATCCATTAAATGCAAATGAAATATATCAAGCAACAAGACTTGCAAAGTTATATGGCGCACATGACTTTCATCTCAGACCAGCTTGCACTGATAACATAACAACAGATGAACCACAGCTTGAATATAGTTCCGATGACTTGATAAATATTGAGAAGCAGATTACTGAGAGCATGAAGCTGGAAACAAAGAATTTTCATGTGTATGGAGTCAGGCATAAATTTAATCCGAATCTTAAAAGAAAAGTTAATTTCAAGAAGTGCCGGGCATTGCCACTCTTAGCAACATTCGGAGCAGATGGGAATGTGCATCTCTGTTTCGATATGAGAGGTAATAAAGATTTAATTCTCTGCAAGCATGACCCTGATGTGAGAGAGATATTGAAAGTCTGGGGCAGTGAATTCCATAAGGATATGATGAACAACATCGATCCTCAACAGTGTCCAAGATGTACGTTTGGAGCATACAATGAAATAATCGAGAAAGTGTTTATTGAAGACAAGATGTGTAGGAGGCATATATGAAAATATCGATTATCATCCCAGTTTATAATGGAGAAGAACATATTCTCAACAGAACAAAAGAACTCATGCCATATCTGGATAAGGAAGCTGAATTCATATTCGTTAATGATGGTTCTACTGACAGGACTCTTGAACTGTTATTTGGACTGAAAAAAGACTGTAAGCATCTTGATGTCTCAGTTGTATCTTATTTAGAGAACAAAGGTCAATTATATGCAAGGAAATTTGGCGTTGAACTTGCAAAGTATAGTGATATTCTCATGACTGATATTGACGATCCATTCTCATTCTCATATCTTGAAGGACTGAAGTTTGATCTTGACTCAAAGTTACCGGACACAATGATTACAATTCCGAAACAAATATTTGTCAATGGAAAGCCAAATGGAGTTGTTTGGAATATTCCTCAATATCTCAATCCAGAGCAGTATGTTGTCAGTCAGTTTGTTAATCACTCCGGGCTTGTTGCGATTAATAATACAATTCTCAAAAAAGAGATGGTTATTAAAGCAATAACAGAAGTACAGAAAATGTTGGAAGGAATAGGTGTTAAGAGACTTGATTATGCAGAAGACAGCCTGACAGCCAATATCATGATTCAAGAAGGTTTGGTGAAGTATATATTCCCTTCAACAGTATATTCAGTGCCTTATACGCTGGATAATCAGAACAGCATTTCAAAAGATAGATCAAAGACAATGAGAGATATGCCTGTCCTGATTGCAAATGCGTATTATCAGATATTCTCACAGTATGAAAAAGAAGATGTAGAACTGAAAGATAGAATGAGACAGACGCACGAGGATATTTGTAAACTGAAATATGGAGATGATGCGAAGAAGTTCATGCAGGATGTTGACAAGTATGTTGCAAGAATGGTGAAGTATTATGGTTGAGATAACATGCAAGCAGTGTGGGGCAAAGAGAATGGTATCACCATCAAGAATAAATCAAAAATATTGTAATAAAAAATGTTTTTCATTATTTCTTAAAAAACCACCTGTCTCAAGAAATTGTTTATACTGTGGAAAAATATTTAAAGTTAAATATGCATCGATACCAAATAAATATTGTTCAAAGAAATGTCAAATGGAATCTATGTGGAAGAAGCCAGTAAAAATAAGATGCAAGGAGTGTGGGATTTTATTTGAAGCAAAGAACAGAAACTGCAAATTATGTATCAAATGTAAACAAATAAAAATAAAGATATATGGGAGTGACTACTATAAAAACAAAGTGAATCATAAATATAAAATAACTTGCAAGCAATGTGGAAAAACAAAAAAAGTACCATATATAAGCAGAAATCAGCCGTTCTGTTCTAAAACATGTTTTTCTGATAGTATCAGAATGGACAAGGTGAAAATAATATGTCAGCGGTGTGGGGAGGAAAAATATGTATCAGCATCAAGAAAAAACATGAGTTTCTGTTCTAAACAATGTGCCGACAAAAACAAAATAACAAGAATTATCAAGAGGTGTAAATACTGTAATAAAACATTTACAGTAGTTCCCTCAGAAATAAAAAGAGGCGGGGGTAAATTTTGCTCACCAAACTGTTATTCGGATTATATAAGAGAAAATCCACAAAGTCCACAACTACATGTAGCATATAACAAGCGAGCATGCAAGTGGTTTAATCAGTTTGACAAAACAAATAATACACTTGGGCAACATGCGGAATCAGAAAACAAAAAAGGTGAATATAGGACACTTGGATATCACCTTGATTATATAAACCATGAGCATAAAATGATTATCGAATGGGACGAACCATATCATTGGAGAAACAAAAAACAAATTAAAAAAGACATTGCTCGGCAATCCAAAATAATGAGACAGTTTCCTAATTATTGGTTTGCAAGACTAAAGCAAGAGGATAATCCGAGAATATATTCAATAACTGACATTCAAGTAATTGCATTTGCACAGAAACAGAATAATAACGAACAGTGTGATGGATTAGCATCACAATCATTTCAACCATCATTCGCATTTTAACAAAGGAGAATAACAATGGAAAAGCTATTTACGAAAGAATCAGTGTCAGAAATTCTTAGTGAATCTATCCCAACAGAAAAACAATTCAAGAAAATATTCCCCGAAGCATTTCAAATAATGGGAGAATGGAGATTATCTGAGTCTGACTTGAATAGATATATTGAAGCACATAAACATCCGAAAGAATTTATAAGAACTGAACTTGATTTCTTACACATGACACCTGAATATGAAGCCGCAGATGAAACTGATAAAATGTTTCTTGAAAGTGCTATTACTATTAAGTGGTATAATAAAAAGAGCTTAATAGAAAAACTTGCTAACTTAATATTGTTACATCCTCAGGATATAAGCAAAGATTTTATGTTTGCATTAAAAAAAGAATGGGATATAAAGTATGATATGCCTTATCCTGCTGGATTATATCCAAGTGTTAAAAAAATAGACATTGAATTGAATTATATTTAAATAACTTGACAATAACGAAAAACTTTAATATTATGATGGTGATATGTTAAAACAAAATAAAAACATTCCTTCTATGTTATTAATAAAAAATGTGAGGAATCTATGTGAAAAATCTGGCGAGATACGCAATGAAATAAACAGACCCTTTTATGGTGAAATTAATATTGTTATACAAGCTGGAAAACCAGTGTATATTAAGAGGTCTGAGACCATAAAATAATATTATAATCTGAATTATAATTCAAATCATAGTTGGAAAAGCCAAGATGATGTCAATATCTCTTGGCTTTTTTTATGTTTGGGGGCAGTTATGAAAAAACTTTTGATTGTTTTAATGTTGATGATTCTTCCATCAGGTCTCAGGGCTGAACCACCGACAGGAATCACACTTGCTCATGATGTTACATTCCAGCTTGTTACCGGAGACCTGACCTCTTCAGGAGTTCAATACTCAACAATGGATACAACAGGCACTGCGGCGGCAGAACTTGTCTTATTCACCAAATCCATTGACTTGGTTTTCGGAAATCAGAAAACAGCAATTCCTTCTCACAAATTTTTAGTAGACTTATACTTTGACATTAAAGTGGAAATCAGAGCATTGACTGCCACTGGTGATGTGGAATGGAAACCGCAGGCAAGGAATAAGAATGGAACATGGACTGATCTGGCATCTTATGTTGACCTTCCAGATGTTAATACTGTGTTCACTCTCAGCGTATTGAAAGGATATGCAACCACAGCTTCCACTATTGATGAAATTCCACTTGACTTCAGAATATTAATGAAATGTGATGAAACTGACAAAGGAATTGGGAAGGTGAAATCAGGGAGCAATATCAGAGCAATATTCAGAGACATCACATGGGGAGTTCAATAATGAAAATATTAATCCCGATTATATTTTTACTATCCACATTAAATATCCAAGCTGAAACAATTGGTGACTTGAGCAACAGCGAAGTTTATTCTGAAGTTGAAATAGTTGAAGAGCATTTCCATAATTTTGAACGGTTAATTAGCTGTAACCAAAATCCAACTGCGACTGTATTTGCCGATACATCCGGCACTGCTTTTTATACTTATGATTTTACAGCGGCGGCAGATTCAACATTCGGAACAGCATTACAAATACTTGGTGCAGATGATACTCCAATTCGAGCAGGAACGACACAATTTGATTTCCATAAAATTATGATTACAGCAGTAAATTCAAATACGTTATATAAAATGCGGATATATTTTGGTGCAACTGCTTCTGCTGGTGAAATTGCTGGAGATTTTACTGATATATGGTTCAGGGGAGATGATACAAATCCTCAGCAATCAAATCCGATTGAAGTACAGATTATGAGTAAAAGATTCCCGGTAGGTACTTGTGTTTGGGCGGCAATAGCAAATGCGGCAGGAGCACAGACAGCATCATTGGTATTTGCAATACATGAATACTCAGAATAAAAGAGAATAACTCTAAACATTAATCGAAAGGAAACAAAAACCAATGGAAACTCTAATCAAGGAAGCACTCAAAAAAGTAGGTCTTTCTGAGGGTCTGTGGGAGAAAATCAAGGTTACTTCAGCAACTGAAATTGAGTCTGCTGTTGCAAATTTAGTTCGGACTGAGAGGGATGCAAGCATCAGGGAAGCACTGAAGAAAGCAGGGATTCCTGAAGATGAACTTGACAAACATACTCAATCCATTTCAGACAACAGAGTGAGTGAAGCAGTAAAAACTCATGATGATAAACTGAAAGCAGACAAAGAAAAGGAAGATGAAGTGATCCGGCTTGCAGAGGAAGAAGCAAGTAAAAAAGCTGAACTGGAGAAAATCAAGGAGAAGGACAAAGACATGACAACCAATCCTGACAAAGATCAAAGAATTGAACAACTCACAACTCTTGTGGGAACAGTGGTTGAGAATATCACAAAATTGACAGAAACAGTCAATGGTGTTCAAAATAATATGTCAGAGAAGGACAGGATTGCATTTGTGTCTGATGCCCTGAAAGAAGCAAAGATTTCTGAAGACTGGTCTGAATTTGTGACAGAAACTGAACCTGATAAAATCAAGACTCAAATTGAGGGATTGAAAGGTAAGTTTACTACACAGAGACAGATCGATAATGACAAAATCGTTGCTGATGGTGGGACTCCTGCAAAGAGTGCTGGTTCTGACGTATTTGCAGACCAGACAGTTGCTGACTTTGCCAAAAGACAGGCTGGAGAATTAACAGAAGTTGGCGGTCTGGCTTCAAGGCAAGTATTAGCAAAATAATTAACAAGTTGAAAGAAAAAGGAGCATAATATGCAAAATCTTTCAGAAAACAATCTTGATGTCCAAGAAACATCAGGTACTCAGTATGATCCCGTCTTTAGACAAATTCTGAGTGATATTGCCGGTGGAGGCGTAATCAAGGCAAGTGAATCTGCCACTGACATGTCTGTTCTTGGTGCTGGAGTAATGGTTGCCGAATCTTCAAGCACTGATGGCATCTTTAATGTTGTGAAGTCTCAGAAATCAGATAGCACTACATCTGCCGCCGTGACTATCACTTTGGTAGCTGATGCGACATACAAATGTCTGTTCAAGGTTGGTGAGTTCATTTCAAAATATGGTGCGGCAACAGCTTCAACCATTTCTTCAATCACTCACACTTCCGCAACCGTAGATACAATTGTAACTGAGACAGCAATTGGTGATTTGGCGACTGCCAGTATTATTTGCGAAGAATCTGCCGCTTCTTCAGTTGTTGCGGCAACACTTTCCGGGCAATATGACGCTGAAGGCTTTACAAGAAATGTTATTAGAGTCAGAGAAGATGATTATAAGACTCTCAATAATGTCAATGTGGGAATTGTCACCAGAGGTGAAGTGAACGAAAGTAAGTTACCATATCCCGTTGATGCTGGTCAGAAAACTGCTCTGACAGCAAGAATGAACTTTTCCTGATTTTTTTAATTCAATTCAATATAAGGAGATTAAACAATGGGTATGCAATATAGTTTACTTAGCGAGATTAATAAAAAGTCCATTGGGACTTATATAAATAATCTCTTACCACTGCTTTTTTATTATCCCGATTTCTTCCCTGCCGAATCCACAGATGAATTGAAGTATGATACTCTGATCGGTTCTGAGGGAAGACCTGTTGCGGCTGATATTGTATCTTATAATTCATCCGCTCCAATCAAAACACGCAAAGTCATCGACAAGCTGACCGGAACGATTCCTTCAGAACGAGTCAAGAGAGTTATGCAGGAAACTGATTTGAACAAATATAATCAGTTAAAACGCATGGCAAATCCTGACCAAGATAAACTCCTGAAACTTGTGTTTGATGATGTAAATTTTGTCCACAAATCAGTCAGAGGAAGACTTGAATGGATAGCCTTAAAAATCCTTTCTTATCCGGCACTGACACTCACAAAATCTGTAAACAATGGAATTGTGACTGAATCTGCGATTGATTTCCAGATGCCAAGTGCTAATAAATCAGCCGCGGCAATAGCGTGGTCTGGTGCAGTTGGAACTACAACTCCAATCACTGATTTTATTACAACCGTAGCTACTGCCAAAACATATGGTGTGACCTTGAAATATGCTCTCATGAATGAAACTGATTGGGGATATTTCTCAACATCAACTGAGACCAAGAACTACACTTATGGTTTTATTTATGCTGGAGCAGGAATTAAATTGACTCCTACAAAAGAACAGGCAAATGATATGTTGAAAGCCCGTGCTCTTCCGACAATTCTTATCATCGATCAGACCATTACGATTGAGGATGATGATCATACTCAGACCACAGCAAATCCGTGGACAACTGGATATGTGACTTTCATTCCCGATCTCGCTGTTGGAAGAATGCTCTACGGTCCAATCGCTGAAGAGGATAATCCACCGAAACAGGTTACTCAGAGCAAGGCAGATGGTGTCTTAATAACGAAATTCTCTGATGTTGATCCTGTTCAGGAATTCACAAAGGGTGAATGCAATGCATTCCCTTCATGGACACGTGTTGATGAATGTTTCAATATGTATGTTCTTGCAACTGTATGGTCATAAAAAATGACAAATCTTGAAGCATTAAAGTCATTGACTGAATATCGAAGCCAAAACGACAATCTGTTTGAGAAATCTCTGCTTGATGCAGGGATTGCAACTGGTGGAACATACACAGCCAGTGCAGAACAGAGCATTGATTTGGTGATGGCTGACATATACCTCTCTCTTTCCGGACATCCTGAACTCAGTGATGGAAGGACAGGGATAAAATACCCAGTTGAGAAACTCCTTGAACTGAGAAAGAGGTTATATGATAAGTGGGGACTTGTACTTCCTGAGATTTCAAGTCAGGCAAATGTTCCTGAAGTCACAGGGAAAGTCTCTGTGGCAAGGACAAATTTCTGGTAAGGAATTGGCTTATGGGATTCCAAAGGTTTCCAAATACTGTTGTCATTTCATGGATGGATGGAACTGAGTATTTTAACGCCACATCTGGTGCATATACTCAGGGAACTCTGACAACTCTCTCAACTGTGGCTAATGCACAGCCACAGACTGAGAGATATGCCATTGATACTGATGGGAACAGAAAAAAAGTCAGATATTCAATCAGCACACCTTTAATTGCTCAAACAATTGACAGAGAAACAGCAACTCTCACAACATCACTTGATGATTATGTTGAGAAATTCTCAATAATTAATCTGTTGAATTATCAACTTCACACTGAGGTGCAAATATAATGCTGGGATTAACAGCCGCCTTCTCACTTCCACTGATGTTCAGTAACATTGACAAATTTGTTGACAATAAAGAGAAAGAACTTGCAGAAGGGCTTGCTTTTTTTGGTGAACAGTTTGTGAATGATGCCAGAACTTATGGGGATTATGAAGACAGGACATCAAATCTCAGAGGTTCTATTGCTTATGATGTTGTTCAGGATGGGAGAACACTATACAGTGACTATTCTGGGGGAGACAATTCAGGTGAAGAATCCAAATATTATGCAGAGAAAGCTGTTGATGATGTAATTATGGATGAAGGGATGCTTACAGATGGCAAAATGTGGCTCATAGGCGTGGCAGGAATGGAATATGCTTCTCCATTAGAGTCTAAAGGCTGGGATGTTATCACAACATCAGTCCCTGAGTTCATAGATATAAAATCATTTTTGAAAGAAGCAGGACTGGAATGAAAACAATAACTGATATAATTGAAAAACTTTTTCCTGTTGTTAATGTTGCATCTGTGACAACTACACTGGATGGTGGGGCTGTTTATAGATTCAGCAGACCAAATAATACTCAAGGGAAATGCGTTGTCATAACCAGTCTTCCGATTTCAAAGAATGAAGGAGCTATCACTCAAGCATCCACTGTTATCATCAATGCTTATGCTGAAAATTTTGCAAATGGATTGTCTGATGATATATCTATTACTGCAATTGTTGATGCTGTCATTTTAGTTCTTGAAGCATACACAAGTGGGACTTCAGAGTATTTTGAATTTGTAATTGAAAGTCAGTCTCTACTTAAAGACATCGATGATGAAACTTTGAGTTATGGAAGTTTGAGGCTTAGATGCACTATTGAAACATAATTTTTAATGAAGGGAGCAAGACATGAGTAAATATCGTCTTGTTGGACTGGAAAGTGTAGGAGTTGGCACAGTAGACACAACGTCATATACAATGCCGTCAACATTTACAACAATATATAATATTGTTCCCGGCAGTGCTGTCTTGGCACTTGAAATTCCGACAAAAAGTAAGTATTACGTGGAAGACTCAGAATATCCTGATACTGTGATATCTGAGGCAGGAGCAAAAATGGTTGAGTTTTCAACAAGAGATCAAGCAGGGCATTTGATGGTGCTTGCTTTTGGGGGAACAAATAACACAACAACCAATGTCTGGACTGCTCCAACTGCTCCAAGAGGTGTTGTTGAAAAAGCATTACAACTTGTCTCAAAGACATTTGGTGGTGTAAAATACACATATGCAATTCCAAGAGCAGAATTTGGGGCTGGTGCTGACCTTAGATTCTCAAACAAAGGTGCAACTGAGCCGGGAGTTCTGAACTTCCAAGCTGAAGTGCTTGTTGGCGAAAACACGACAACAAATGTTGCTCCGATAACCAGAACAAGAAGCTAAATTAATAAGCAGGGATCAGAGATGTTCCCTGCTTAACATAAGGAGATGTTAAAATGAAATCCGCAAAAGCTCAAGTGGAAAAACCACTGGATGAAAAAGAAGTTCTGCAAAAAGCATCTGATGTAATTGTTGATGAAGGCATTCCTGTTGAAATCACAGTTGCAAATCCGAATATTCTTCACAGACTCAAAATTCTCAAGACTTCCAGAACATATATTTTAAAGCCATTGCATTATGGTACTCTGATTCGAATATCAAAAATCCTTCATGATATAGGTGAAGTTGAAAATGTTGAGAATTATATTGCTGAAGGAATAGAATCACTCCACAAACATGCCAACAAAATGATTAATGTCATTGCACTTGCATTGACTGATTCAAAAACAAAGCCAACATTCATGCTGAAATATTATATCAAATGGAATTTAACCACTGTTGAGTTATTTCAACTTTTACATATAGTTGTGAAACAAATGAGAATCACAGAATATTTGCAATCTATCATCTTGGTCAAGGGGATGAATCAGATGACTCAGATTCAGGACAAGATGGGAACTGCCCCACAGAATACAGAAACTGCTGGAGAACTCTCAGTCAAACAATAAAATATTTTCATTTCACATTGGATTATGTTCTCTGGGAAATAAACTGGGTAAACTTACAAATGATGATAAACTCAATACCAAAATCTGAATATCAGAAAAAGAAAGACAAAGAAGCCAAATCCAACAAGGGAAAAACTGCTGAAGGAGATACATATCAGAATATTCAAGACTTCAGTGAAATCGAAGGAGTGTTCAAATGATGGAAAAACCAAAATGCACAAATCCAAACTGTTTTGAAGGCACTATTGAAGTGCAAAATGGAGCAGAAACATCAACCGAAGTCTGTCCTGTATGTAAAGGGACTGGATATGTCCCCAACGCGATAGAGTGTGAATTTGAAGGATGCGTAAATGGCAAGATAGAACAAACAGAACCAGGTGAAGTTGATTTTAAGACTGAAACAATAGGAGACATCGAAGTATTTGAAACGAATTGCCCTAAATGTCATGGTAAAGGTTGGTATATTCTACAAGAACCGACTCAGGTCAACTCTAAAATATCGCTATCAATCTGCATGATAGTTGGTAAGGAAGAAGGAAATCTCCAGAGATGTCTTGACTCAATCCTTCCACTGACATATCAGGACTGGTGTGAATTGATTATTATATGCACTCAGGAAGGTGACAGAACACAGCAGATCGCAGAAAAGTATGCTGATATTGTAGAATTCCAGAAATGGGAAGCTGACTTCTCAAAACATAGAAATTATGGAATCAATCTGGCAAGTGGAAGGAAAATATTTATCATTGATGCAGATGAACAACTTGAGCAGGACAGCTTATATCTTCTTCAGGATATGATTTTAAATCCTGAATATTCTGAGTTTGGAACAATGTTTATGAATGTCATTAATATCTTATCTATTGACAAAATAAAAAGGTCTGTTGTTCAGCAAGCAAGAATATTTGATAATCCAGAAGGGAAGCCATTATATACTGGTGCGGCTCATAATAAACCACAGCCGACAGAGCCATATTTTATAGCAAATGATGTGAATCTACTTCATTTTGGATATATGTTTGAGGGCAAGCAATATCTGAAAAAAGAGAAAATGAATAGAACACTTCCAATTCTTCTGAGAGAATACAAAAAAGATAACAATAATTTGCAAATGCTGACTCACATTATTAAAACTTATCACACTGAAAGGGATCATAAAAATGTAATGGCATACAGTAATAAATGGATTAAAATGATGAGAGATGTCAAGAAAAAAGGTGAATTTAATGATGGTTGGTTTGCATATCTTGAGATTTTCAATATTCTTGTCGCATCTTGTGTGACTAATAATGAAATCAAAAGAGCATTGAAATTCAAGAAAATAGCTGATGAATTCTCTGACAGGCTTCCAATGATACATTTTCATATTGGATATTGGTATGCAACAAAGGAAAAAAGAGAAGATGCTGTCAAATGGATTGAACAAGGAGTCAAAATTGCAAATAAAACTGCCGGGAAGATGGAAGGATTACTTGCTTCCCATGTTGATATGATAATCGATGAAATTTTTGTCTGGCTTACTGTCTATTACTTTGAAAAAGGAGATTATGACAAAGCCGGGAAATACATGAATGCTGGAGTGCATAACAGTCAGCATCCTGAAAGAATTCGCTGGGACATTTGGAATGAGGAAAACTGCAAAAAGCGATTAATAACTTGAGGTGAATCATGCCATTGAATGTTGGTGGTGGGGATGCTCTGTTCTTCAAAACAGGGATTGACCCTTCTGGAGTAAAAAGTGGAGCATTGGCAGTCAAAGGGATTCTTGCCGGATTGACTAAGAACATCTCCACAATGGATGTGTTTGCCGGTCTATCGATTGGTGGAGCTATTGCATTTGGGAAAATCAGTGCTGAGATGTATAAATTCTCAAGAGATTACAAGAAAGCAATGATTGAGGTCTCAACAATATCTGATGATGTTGCAAAGGATATTGAAGGAGTCTCTGATAAAATTCTTGAATTGACAAGAATCCTCCCACAGACTGCTGAACAGCTTGCAAAAGCAGAATATCAGATAATATCAGCAGGAATCACAGATGTTGCTGAATCTCTGGATGTTCTCAGAGTATCTGCTGAATTGGCAACTGCTGGTCTGACTGACACATTCACAACTGCTGATGCCCTGACTTCCATTATGAATGCATATGGGAAACAAGCAGGGACTGCTGAACAAATCTCTGATAAGCTATTTACCACAGTTCGACTCGGTAAAATTAACATGCAACAGCTTGCAACTAATATTGGAATGGTGACAGGACTTGCATCTCAGGTTGGACTTGAATTTGCTGATTTGACAACTGCAATTTCTGTTGGAACAAAAACTGTCAGACCTGAAATATTCTTCACAGCGATAAGGGGCTTCCTGACATCTCTTGTGAGACCTTCCGAAGATGCCGCCAAAATGGCTGAAAAGTTGGGTATTGAGTGGAGTACAGCAGGACTGAGAGCAAAGGGACTCACAGGCTTCCTGAAGGACTTGAATGAGAAAACAGGCGGCTCTGACAAGATTCTTGGAAAACTTCTTCCTAATGTCAGAGGATTAATCGGTCTACTGGCTCTTGGTGCTGATGAAGGAAGGGATTTTGCCGATGCATATGGAGAAATGATTGATTCAGTTGGTTCAAAGAATGATGCTCTTGCACTGCAACTTGAGGAAACTGGAAACAAAACAAAGATATTCTGGAATAATATTAAGGCTGAACTGGCTGATTTTGGGGATGCTACACTTGATATTATTGATAGCATGGTGTCTGGTCTGAATAAAGCCTTTGAAAAAGCAACATTAAGAGAAGAACTCAATGAAGCTCTCACAAACAAAGGACTTGCAACAGCTTTGCCAGTTGGCTCAAAAGTCAAAAGAGCTAAAACTGCTATTGAAGGGGCTGGTCTTGGCATTGAAGACCTTGAAAAGAGACTTCGTTCCATTTATGTGCTTGGGGAAAAGAGTCTTGTTGGTGCACAGCTTAAACACAAACTAATAAATGATATTATTGCAAGACAGCTTGAAATAGAGGAACAGATTCAAGCGGTGAAAGATAGAGTCACAGACAGAAACAAAACTGAAGCTGACAATGAGAAGAAAGCGTCTGACAAAAGAAGGGCTGATGCTGAAGCCAGACTGGAAGAAATTGAAAAAGCCAAAGAACAGATGAAGCAGTTTGAAAAAGAAACTGAAGATGCTAACAAATTAACAGACAAACGAGAGAAGGAAAGAAAAAAGAAAGACCTTAATGACTTAATTGCTCTTAATAAAAAATTAGCAAGAGAAGAACTCCAAATACACAATAAGAAATACAGAAATCTCCTGAAGTCATATCACAGATTCACTGATGAAAGACTAAAAGAATATCTTGCAAGACTCAAAGAAGAACTTAAATCTGAAGAATGGCTTGCCGATGAAAAGGAAATACTTCTTGAGCGTATTGGTGAAGTTGAAGATGATATGGCTCAAAGAACAATCAGACATATAAGGGAGATTGGAGATGCCTTTGACCATCTTGCTAATATTGTCACAGGTCTGGATGAAAACCTTGCAAAAACACTCAATACAATGGGAGGGATGGCAAGAGGAATTTCCAGTCTGGCAACAGCTATTACATCAGGCAATATTCTTGGACAAGTATCATCTGGAGTTGGTCTTTTAAGCACTATTATGGGAGCATCAAGCAAGAGTAAATATGAGAGAAATGAGGATGTTTCAACAGGATTTGGTTGGAACATGGTTCAGTCAATGTTAGATGCTATGAATTCCGATGAATCACAGAAAGCGATGCGAGACCCAAACAAAACAATTGAACCACTCACAAGGTCGCTTCAATTAATGAAAGACACAATCCCTGTACTTCAAGAGTTGGTTGCTGAATATGCAAAACTTGGTGATGGAACTTTCACTTTATTGACTCCTGAGAATCTCCATGCTCAGAATATAGCAATCAAAGAGATTACAGACCAGTTGCATCTACAATTGACAGGAACAACTGCTGACTCAATTGCTGATGGAATTGCAGATGGATTTGCATCAGGATTAAGTTCTGCTGAAGTGTTTGCTCAGAGTTTTGAACAAATAATGCAGAATGCTTTGATGCAATCATTCAACAGGCAAATTATGGAAGGATTCCTTGATGAATGGTATATCTCCCTTTCAGATGCTCTTGAATCAAATGGATTAGATGAAGGAGAAATTGATATATTATCTAATGCTCTCAGACAAGGAATAGTGGGGTCTAAAAAAATATTCGATGCACTTGGTTTGGGTCAATTATTCGGAGATGAAGATGATGAAGGTTTTGGTTCTCCACAAGGATTAACAGGAGCAATTGCAGGAATAACAGAGCAGACTGCCGGACTTCTTGAAGGAAACATCAATGCAATGAGAATCGATATGAGAGAAGTCAGGAATTCTGTTGCTCTCATGGATGATATGTTGGAAGAAACAACAAGGATTGCAGATAATACTGAATTTCTGAAATCTATTGATAGAAAACTTTCAACCAATACTGAAATATTACGTTCAATGGGAGTTGCATAATGGCAAATTACAGACTTGATGGAAGTAATTTAAAAACAGTATATGGAGTCACTGTGAATTCTGTCAGTGGGAATCTTGATTTACTTCAGAGAAAAGGCAAAACTGCTGAAGACTGGTTAGATGAAGATGGTGAAGAAGAGCATGTTCTTGCAAATGATATTTATTTCAAAGCAAGAGACCTCTCACTTCAATGTCAAATCAGTGCAACAAGTGTGGCAACTATGCTGGTAAACTTGAATGCATTAAAATCAGTTCTTGAAAGTTCAGGTCTTCATACACTGTATTTGGGAACAACAGGAGTCACTCATTCAGTTTTCTTTAAGGCTGGTGGGAAAGTCACTCCAGCAACAAAATATGGAACATCTGATCTCATGGCGGCTAATTTCAGACTCAGACTCAGAGAACCTGATCCAACTGTTCAATAAGGAATAATTGATGGGACAATTATCAAACTACATGGAGAATAAACTTCTTGACCATACTCTTGGCAATGGTGTATATACAAGACCATCAGGGCTGTTCCTGACCATGACAACTGATTATGTGGTAGATGCTGATACAGGGGGAAGCATATCGGAAATATTAGGGTCAACACAAGATGGGTTTGTTGAACATTTGACACTTGCTGAAAACAATTATTCTGCTGGAGTATTTCAGGATTTAACAGCTAATAATAATGATGGCACTCCGGCGAATGCTCCCAGTTTTGCAAATGCTCCTGATGGTAGAGCGGATAGGGCGACTGTGTTTAACGGGACGACAGATTATATTCAAGTTGCATCTTCATCAGATTTTGCTCTTAATACTCCCTTTTCTGTTTCATTGTGGGTATACCAAACTGGAGATGGCTCTTCAGACCCATCGGGCTTAGTAGCCATTTCTAATGGATTTAGTGATCTTGTATTTTTCCAATTATATAATGACAAGCGATTCAGAGTTTTATTTGATGATGGTTCAGGAGCTATAAGTTTAACTAAAAACGCCCCTAATTTCCAGAGAAATAAATGGGAACATCTCGCTCTTACCCATGATTTGACTGATTGGGAATATTATTTAAACGGTGTCAGTGTTGGCACTTCTAATAGTCCATCACTTTTTCCTGCCACATCCCACTCAGTAAGGATTGGCAGCGATATATCTGGAAGGGATTTCAAAGGTAACGGTTGCAACGTTCGCATCTACAATAGAGCATTAACTTCTGCCGAAATTACAGCTATATATAATGATGAATTGGCAGGTGGTAGCAATTTTGCCAGAATATCATGTGATGATTTCGCATCAGCTTCAGGAAGAAGCACTGTAAATAACACATTATATTCATTTCCAACTCCTTCTGCTGACTGGGGAGTAGCATATGGTTGGGCTGTTCTTGATACTGCCACATTACTGACTGGAAATATTATTGCTTATGGTGACTGGAGTCCTGCAAAGATAATTGAATCAGAAGCATCTGTTGACATTAAACTTTATGAACTTGAAATCACATACAAAAAGAATGGCAGTTCAAATTACTTGGCAAATGCAACTCTTGACCATCTGTTTGAGGGATCAGCATTCACTCCACCAACGAATATTTATATGGGATTCACAACCAGTGCAATTGCTGATACAGATACAGGCTCAACAGTATCAGAACCGGCATCAGGATATGCCAGAACATTGATAAATAACTGGGATGCCGCTTCAGATGGAGAATCAGTAAATACTGATGTACTTGAATCATCCACAGCAACGGATGTTTGGGGGGATATATCTAAATTTTTATTAGCAGATGCATTGACAACAGGAAATATATTATTTCATGGAGCATTAGATGAAGCAATAGCAATCACAAAATATGATTTCGTGTCTCTTGATATTGGAGATATCACAATTTCACTCGATTAAAAGGAGCATATTATGGCTGGTCAGATGGTTATTGAAGGTGTTCAGGAAATGTATGATGCTGTGTTTATTGATAATGCAACTCCTGAAGACAAAGAACTTATTTTATTTTCAAATGATTTAACAATCACAGATGCAACAGTCAATGCATCTATAACTGAAATCACTACAAACGGCGGTGAGAAGGTAACACTCACGAAGGCCAATTGGACAGCCGCAACCGCCGCAGACCCGATTGTATCGGTGTATAATACCGGAACTGGTGTTGCATTTACTATCACCGGCAACCTTACTGTTTACGGATGGGCTGTCAAGGGAGTAACAAGCGACAAAATCTATGGTGCTGAGAACTTCGGTGTAAAAACGTTCGTGAATGGGAATACATTTACATGCGAACC